TCAGGTAGGTTTACTTGAAGGTAGCGGTGCAGAAGCAGTTGTTCCTTTGGAACAAAACAGGGAATGGATTCAAAGAGTTACACAAGAATTTCAATCACAAGGAGTTGGTTCAGATAATGGTAAGGTTGTTGAACTTTTGAACCGCATTATTGAACTACTTCTTTTATTGGTTGAATCAAATGATGAATTACCTGATTATTTAGTGGAAGCAATCGCAAACTTGAAATTCAGCCTGAATAACAGAGAATTTGCAAGATTAGTAAAGGCGGTGCAATGATGTGTTAGAAAAAATTAAATTCATAAACCACATGAATGAAGAAATGGTGTGGGGTCAGAATGGAATTTATGCTAATTACAATGATTTACATGATTACTCATGGAGTTACACATCAGATAACAATAAAATATCAAGTTTCAAAAAGGGGATTGTAACAAAAACAATCCCCATTGTTATTTGTTGTTCGTCAGCAAATGAAGGGGTTTCCCTGAAAAACCGCCTGATGGAATTGGCAGAAAAGGATGTTCAGACTTTAACACATGGAAAAATCATCATTGGTGATTATTATTTGAAGTGCTTCATCATTGGAAGCACAAAGGGAAAATATCTGATTGATAAGGGTTATATGGAAGCAAAATTGAAGGTTGTAACTGATTATCCGTCATGGGTCAAAGAATCAACAGTTTCATTCAGAAAAGATGGTTCTGTTGTAGGACAAACCCCGGTAGGCGGTGGGGATGGTCTTGATTATAATTATGACTTTCCTTTTGATTATACATCTTCAATGACAAATAAGACCCTAAACAACACAGGTTACACAGAAACAAATTTCAAGCTGATTATATATGGTGCTGCAATCAACCCAGCAATTCATATTGCAGGTCACACTTACCAAGTGAACTGCACGATTGAAGAAGGGGAGTTTTTAACCATTGATAGCTTAGAAAAAACCATCACACTGACAAAGGTTGATGGAACAGTTGAAAATAAGTTCAACAATAGAAACAGAGATTCTTATATTTTTGAAGCAATCCCGGCAGGTGATAATTCTGTTGTATGGGATGATGATTTTGGTTTTGATGTCATTTTACTTGAAGAAAGGAGTGAACCAAAGTGGACTTGATTTATGCAAACGCTGAAAAAGAAGATGTTGGGGTGATGAAGAACTTCACATTTGACCTTGCTTTTGGTGATGATGAAAACAGTTTTGAATTGACCACCAACACAAACAATCATGTGTGTGCAGCCGGATTCATTTTGTACATGGAAGGTACAGAATACGGTGGTAAGGTTGATAAAGTCAGAGTAGCAACCGCAAATGATGAAATAGTCTATATTGGTCGAACTTGGCACGGAATACTTGCTTCAAAGATTATTGAGCCGGATGCCGGGGAAGATTACCTTGTTTGTAGCGGTGAAGCAAACGCAGTGATTGGTGAATTGCTTTCCCGGTTAGGGCTTTCAGATTTGTTCAATGCAAGTGCTGAAAATTCAACATTAACCATTGTTGATTATCAGATGAACCGTTATGTAGACGGTTATACAGGAATCAGGAAGATGTTGAAGTCAGTAGGAGCAAAATTGAAAATTAACTTTCAAGATGGATTTGTTCAGTTATCCGCTGAACCATTGGTTGATTATTCAAAGGATGATGAATTTGATTCTTCACAGATTGATTTTGTGGTTGAAAAAAATTACAGTCCTACCAATCATCTTATCTGTTTAGGAAAAGGTGAATTGAAAGACCGTCAAGTGATTCATTTATACACTGATGCAGATGGTAATATTTCACACACCCAAAGCCTGACAGGGTTGGATGAAATCACAGACATTTACGATAATGCAAATTGTGAATCATTGGAAGAATTAGAACAAAGTGGGATAGAAACGCTTGAAAAAGCGTGGAACACGGATTCATTGCAAGTCGATTTTGACAGTACCAAAGTTTATGATGTGGATGATATTGTTGGTTCACGTGAAAATACAACAGGAATCTACATGGCTAAACCAATTATTAAAAAGATTGTGACAATCAAAGATGGGGTTGTCACTATACAACATAAGGTGGGTGAATAAATATGGCAAATTTACACTTAGTTACAGGTTATGCAGGTGAAAAACACGTTACTTCTTCTGACCAAGGTTCTTATAACGCTGCACTGATGGGAAATGGTGAATTTGTAATGGAACGTGGTCAGCAATTTGCAGCTTCCATTATTTCAAACAATAAAGTCAGGGTGTATGATGGTGACATTTTGATGCAAGGCAGACACATCAGGATGAAAACTAATACTTATGTTGATTTGAACTTTGATAACGGTACACAGGGATATTTCAGAAATGACCTGATTGCAGTCAGATATTACAAAGACAGTACAAATGATGTTGAATTGTCTGAATTAGTGGTTATCAAAGGAACACCAACTGAAAGCAACCCAACAGACCCTATTTATATAACCGGGGATATTGTGAATGAAGAAGCCCTTGAAAACCACATGGTTTTATACCGTGTACCTTTTGACGGTTTGAACATTCAACCTTTAGTTCCTTTGTTTGATGTTGTTCCTACATGGCAGACCTTGAAGGAAGAAACAGTTGCAGAAATTGAAGCACAGGTTCAGGACTTGATTGATGAAACTGAACAGAAAGTTGATGAAGCCCTTGGTGATTTGGTAAGGGTTCATGTAACAACAGATGAACAGTTAATTGGTCAGACCATCACAGCAACCAATGGTGACAAGGTATTTTCTAAAGTTGTTCCTGATTCAATGGAAGTTGACTTTGGACTTCCTATTTTGGGTGATTGGAGTTTTCACAATCCTGTTACCGGGAATGATAAGGTCTTGACCACAGTTTATTATGGTCAGTATGAAATTGAAGTGGTTTGTTACAAGTATTTCAGTGCAATCATTGATTATTCAATGAGCAACCCTGAATCAATGGTCACTTATGCAGATGATGCAGTTGGTATGACAGGCGGTTCTTCTGATTGGTGGAATCAACCAATTTTCAAAAATCTTAAAAACTGTATCTTACAGGATGGTGAAGTTCTTGGTTATCTGAACAAAGATAATCTGACACAATTTGAAGATGGTTCAACCGCTGATATTACAACCCTTGGTAATGATGTAATGCTTGAAATCCCTGAAAGAGTTGGATATTACATTGAATGGACTGATAGCACCAAGACAAAGTTGAAGGTCAGCATCACCGATTGTCCTAATGATGAAGCATATAATTATGATGCGTTTTCTTTGGATTCCTATAATGATTGTGACAAAATTTATATTGGAACATTCAAGGGTCACAACAGTGGAAGCAACATCTATTCATCATCAGGAAAAGCAGTAAAAGTATCACAGACCATTGACACATTCAGAACACAGTGCAGAAACAGAGGAACGGGTTACCAACAAAGAAGTTATGCTTCTGTTAAATTGATGCAGTGTATGTTCATCATTTTCTATAAGACCTTAAAATCACAGTCAGCTTGTGGAATGGGATATGTTGCATCAAGTCATTCAGCAGGTGTTTCAACAGGTGGAACAAATGCTTATGGTTTTATGTCAGAAGTTATTAAGTCAACAAATCCAACCTATATGACAGACCAAAATCATCAGGTGAAATGCTTTGGTATTGAAGATTTTTGGGGCAATTATTGGGAATTTGTTGATGGTCTTTGCACAGATGGAAGTTGGAATGTTTTAACTTGTCAGTGTGCAGCAAATTTTGATACAGATGGTACAGATTATGACAACAATGGAAACGGTGGAGTTACCGCAGATATTGGTAACTACATGAGCAGACCGCAAGGTGGAAGCAATGCCGGATTCACAGCACAGACAGTTGCAGGTTCAGATAGCACATATCATTGTGATTATGCTAGTTTGTGTGATTCTTGCTTGGCTATTTTCGGTGGTGATTGGTATTGTGCTTCTAATGCGGGTGCTTTTCGGCTTGATGTGTCTTATGCTTTCTCTTTCTCGAATGCGAGTGTCGGTTGTCGCCTGATGTATCTACACAAAGAAACAGCATAAGCAGTTAATTTTATGGGTAACGGATAAGTTCGATTAAGGATTTATTTCACTTAATATCATTCAGAACAATAGACCCAAAAAATAGATTATACTAATTTGTATGATTCTTACTTGGCTATTTTCAGTGGTAATTGGAATAATGCTTCTAATGCAGGTACTTTTCAACTTAATGTGAATAATACTTTCTCTTTATCGAATACGAATGTCAGTTGTCACCTATTGTTTTCCAAAACAAAGGTTTTTATTACAGGGTGATTCCGTTACCCTACCACTTGGTAAAATATAAAAATTTAAAAACTGTATTAGTAACACCCACAGACAAAGCAAGGTGTGAAAGTTTGGTTTGGAAAACATCAATAGAGGTTCAAATGAAAAGGTATGGTGGTATTTATGAAAAGATTTGCACTATTGAAAATTTAAGAGAAGCACATAAGAACGCACGAAAAGACAAGCTGTTTTACAAAGAAGTGAAAATGGTGGATGCTGACCCTGATTTCTATTTATCACAAATTCAAGAAATGTTGCTAAATGGAACATATAAGGTTTCAGATTACACAATCAGTATAATCAATGATAAGGGCAAAGAAAGGGAACTTGCAAAACTTCCCTATTTTCCTGATAGAATTATTCAGTGGGCTATTATGCTACAAATTGAACACGTATTCATGGAAGTATTTTGTGACCACACTTGTGCATCTATCAAAAACAGAGGTATCAGCCGGGCACAGGATTTATTGCACGAATACATGAGAAAAGACCCACAAGGAACAAAATATTGCTTGAAAGTGGATATATCAAAATTCTATCCAAGTATTGACCATGAAATCTTAAAACAACTGCTTAGGCGGAAGTTCAAGGATGAAAGGCTGTTGC